GCAGAACCTCTTGCATTCTAGTGGGCCATGTGGCAATGTACGGGGTAGGGGCACTGCGCCCACAATAACCCGATCTGGCGAGAGTCGATCGGGTTTTCTCGTTTACGCCCATGCCACGCTCAACTGCTCTCGAATCGCACATGTACGGCGATCCAATGGCAATCCTTGAGGCGAAGCAGGCGCGCGAGAAACGGCAAGCCCAGCAAGAGAGAAAGCGGCCTACGCTGACGCTGAATCGAGAGACGAAGGCTGAGAAGGTCAGGCGCTGGAGTGCGGCGAGAGAAGCCGCAGAAGCGCTGTTCGATATACCCATCCCGCCGCAGCCCATTCGTGAGCTGTAACCCGCCCGCAGGCGCGCAACACGCCTCTTGCCGGTTCGCCGGCCAGAATTCGAGTAGCAAATGAACGTTCAAGAGTTGATCGACAGCCTGGAATTGGATCTGGAGCGCATGCGCAGCAGCATTGATCCGGCGCTGAGAGCGTCCATGATCGCGCGTCTGGACCAATTGAGGGCATTGACCCGATGAACCCGATCACCGCATGGCTTTTGCTCATGTCCACTGTGCACATCGGTCTCGCGCAGGGATACACAGAATGGGCCGATTGGCTGATTGACAGGACTGAGGGCAGCGATGCGGATAGTTGATTACGACATGCTGGGCGCGCCTATCTACGATCCCCTCGATCTGATGGCGCGGGCGGCCCTATTGCCGGTGTTTTATGCGACGAGCGTCGATCCCCTGCTTCCGCCGTCAGCCGATAGGCTCGGCAGCATGACACGGGTGGCGGAGCCTTATTTGTACTCATAGGGCATCACGGATCGGCCAAAGCGCTGATTCGGTGGCCCAGCGGCATCGAGTCTCCATGGCCGTAAATGCAATCGGCTAAGACCCGAAGGGGCGTGCAATACGGTGCTTGCCGTATGTCCTAGAGAAATGACATATGGCGGACGAAGCCGGATGCCTCACGAAACGAGGCGCCCTGATTCAATCGCTGAGACTGCGCTAACGCGTTAAACGCGCCTTGAGGGCGTACGGGTTGCAGCGATTGCATGAGGGTGACCTACGGAAGGTATGCGGTAGCAGGGGAAACACGCCGAGTCCCTGCGTAATGGCGTAGGACTAGCCCGCCGCGCGCCCTCAACGAGGAAAGCTCCGGTACGCAGGCCGGCAAGCTGGTTCGAAGCCAGCGCCTTCATTCATGGCGCAGGCATAAATGGACGTGGGAGTACGGGCAAACGGCGATCTCGAGCGCTCTCCGGAGATCGTAACGGCCAGCCGGTTCGGGTTCGAATCCCGAAGCCATGAATGAGGGTGAACCGAAAAGGTCGCGCGCGCCGATAGGCGGCCACTGCGCCATGCGGGCCGAACGCTGTAGCTCTCGCCATTTTCATCGTTGTCTCCTCTTCTGCTTCCCCTGGCAGATTCGAAGCCGCCTCGCGCGGCCTCTTTTTATATTGGATCCCCATGAGCGTAGACCCAAAGCTTCGCGAATGGGCGACAGTGCGACAGTGTCAGTTCCTCGATGCTATTGATGAACATGGCTCGGAGCGCAAAGCGGCCGAGTCGCTGGGCCTATGCCGCGGCACGGTGGGCAATGCTATCGTCTCGCTGAAGAAGAAAGCGGCGCGCATGGGGTATGCGCCTGAGTCGGACATGGTCCGCGCGGTCCCCGATGGATTTTTCCTGAGAGGCACATCGACGCTCTATAACAAGAGTGGCGAAGTCGCCATGCAATGGGTCAAGAATCAAATTGACCACGATAGGCAGCGCGAGATATTCGAGGCGGCAAGCGCGGCTTTCTGCGAGACGATTCCGCGCGTCAGGCCCCGCTCCGCTCCGGCGCATGGCAATGCCGATCTGCTGAATTGTTTTGTCATCACGGATTTCCACCTCGGAATGCTAAGTCACGCCGAAGAGACTGGCGCGGATTGGGATATCAAGATCGCCGAGAACATGATTATTCGGTGGTTTGAGCAGGCAATCGCTCAATCGCCGGATGCCGACGAGGCAGTTTTCGCGCAACTTTCAGATTTTTTACACGCAGATTCAGTAGAGGCCCTTACCCCGGCTTCAAAACACGTTTTGGACGTGGACACCCGATTCCATAAGGTGGTCCGCACGGCAATCCGTATCCTGCGCACTGTGATTGACATGCTGCTCGCGAAACACAAGCGAGTGCATATCGTGATGGCCGATGCAAATCATGACCCGGTCAGCCAAATCTGGATGCGCGAATGGTTCTCTGCACTATATGAGGATGAGCCGCGCATTACGGTTGACCGCAGCCCGTCGCCGTACAACGCCTATGAGTTCGGCAAGGTGGCGCTGTTCTTCCATCACGGTCATAAACGCAAAGTGACGAATGTTGCGGAAGTATTCGCAGCTCAGTTCCGCGAGATATTCGGTCGCACCAAGTACGCCTATGCTCACACTGGCCACCTTCACAGCATTGACGTGAAGGAAAACAACCTGATGGTTGTCGAGCAGCATCGCACCTTGGCGGCGCCGGATGCGTACGCTGCGCGCGGTGGATGGCTGTCTGGTCGGGATGCTCAAACGATTACTTACCATCGCGAATACGGCGAAGTGTCGCGCGTCAGGATCAACAGCAACATGCTCGCCTGAGAGAGAAATCCTCTAAAGCACCGCGAGCCACAAGAAATGTTTCACTCAACAAGGGCTGTAGCCCATAGAAAACATGGGCAGACCATCCAAGCTGACAGAGGCACAGTGGGATGAGATTCGCCGGCGCCTCCTCGACGGAGAAAAAGCCGCCGATCTTGCCCGCGAGTACGGAGTCTCTAAAACCCGTATAAGCGAGAACGTTTCGAAACGCGCAAGCGCAGTAAAAGACGTTGCGAAACAAATAGTTAAAGCCGAGTCCGATTTTCGGAAGCTATCTGTTTCGGAACAATTCGATACCGTTTCGATACTCCGGAATCTGACCAATACCTTCGGGCATCTCAGTTCCGCAGCGGCATATAACGCAGCGACTGCGCACCGCCTGGCTGGCATCGCTCATATGAAGGTGGCGGAGATTGATGATGCGGCGCCGCTGACTGAAGAAAGCCTGGGCGCACTCAAGGGCATCGCTGTCCTGACCAGGATGGCGAACGAAGCCAGCGAGATCGGTATGAATCTCGTGCGGGCCAACAAGGAAGTCTTTGCCGTCTCAGACGAACTGCCGGGGCTTAACGACCCCAACCCAGACGTATGAAGCAATCCGTCAAGCTACAGGAGCTTCATGCCAAACAGGCTGAGATCGGGCGCGCGTTCAACGAGAATTCAAGAGTCGTCATCCGGTGCGGGCGACGATTCGGCAAGACGACGCTGCTCGAGCGCTGCGCTTCCAAGTGGGCGTACAACGGTCTGCGCGTAGGTTGGTTCGGCCCTACCTATAAGCTGAACCTGCCGACCTATAAACGCATCCTCCGCACGATTCAGCCGATCGTCGTTTCGAAGTCGAAGATCGATCAGGTTATTGAGACCCAGCGTGACGGCTGCGTTGAGTTCTGGACGCTGCAGGATGAGGACGCGGGCCGCTCGCGCTTCTATGACCGCGTGATCATCGACGAGGGCAGCCTCGTACCGAAAGGCTTGAGAGACATATGGGATCAGGCAATCGCGCCTACCCTGCTGGACCGGAGAGGCCATGCCGTCATGGCGGGCACGCCGAAAGGCATCGATCCAGACAACTTCTTCTACGAAGCATGCACGGATAAAACGCTTGGCTGGCGAGAGTTTCATGCGCCAACCGCATCGAATCCCAAGCTAGACCCTGACGCAGTTGCCAAGCTGATTCACGAATATCCGCCGCTGGTGTACCAGCAGGAATTCCTGGCAGATTTCGTTGACTTCCGGGGATCGGCGCTATTCAGTGAAGAGAATCTGCTCGTCGATGGTCAGCCGGTCGACTATCCGACGCGCTGCGATCAGGTCTTTGCGACCGTTGACTCGGCGCTAAAAGATGGCGTCGAGCACGACGGCACGGCGGTTATGTACTGGGCCCGGAACAAGATTGCCGGCCACCCCCTGATCCTCCTGGATTGGGACCTGATACAGATTCAAGGTGCGCTGCTCGAAGAGTGGCTGCCGACTGTTAATCAGCGGCTTGAGGATCTGGCCAAGGAAACGGGCGCGCGCCAAGGCAACGTCGGCATCTGGATTGAAGAAAAGGCGTCGGGCATTGTGCTGCTTCAGCAGGCTGAGCGCCGGGGATTACCAGCCTATCCGATTAACAACGATCTGGTTGCGCACGGAAAGGAAGGAAGGGCGCTTTCGGTTAGCGGGTATGTCTATCGTGGCGATGTGAAGTTATCGCGGCATGCATACGAAAAGACGACCAATTTCAAGGGTCAAACGCGTAACCATGCACTGGTGCAAACCTGCGGGTTCCGCATTGGCACCAAGACTCCACACACATACGACTTGCTCGATACGTTCGTTTACGGCGTGGCAATAGCCCTGGGGGATTCCGAGGGCTGGTAACAGGAACATTTAATGAGCGATCTCAACTCTGACGGCGGCGCAGCAACAATCGGTACGGGCGCCAGCATTCCGTCCTCGCTCATGCAGATCCTGATGGCGGATGACATCGTGCCGGGAGCGATGCCCTCGTACGAGATGGCGAAAACGCTGTATGTGGCACACCCGCTCGGCGCCAAGATGGCAGAGGCCCCCATTGAGGAAGCCCAGAGCCAGGAGCGCGAGATCACCATTCCCGGCGGCCCCGAGGACGATCTGAAACAGGCCTTCCAGCGTGAGTGGATGGCTATCGGCAGGACAGGCGCCGACGAGGTTATCAAAGGTCACCAGACGCTCAAGAGGGTATATGGCATCGCGTCTCTGGGCGTGGGCGGCAAGTTCCTGAACGGCGACGAACTGCCGACGACCGATCCGTTGCCTTATGAAAAACTCCATGAAATGGAGTTGTATTTCAACACATGGGATCCGCTTAACACGGCCGGCTCCCTCACGCTGAACCAGGATCCGAACGCGCCTGACTACCAGAAGCCGCAATATATCCGCGTCGCTGGCAAGGATTACCACTCGTCGCGCGCAGTGATTGCGCTCAACGAGTCGCCCGTCTACATCGAGTGGACCAATAGCGCATTCGGCTTCGTCGGTCGTTCCGTCTATCAGCGCGCCCTCTTTCCGCTGAAGACCTATATCCAGACCATGCTCACCGATCAGGCGGTGGCTGAAAAGGCCGCGCTGCTCGTGATGAAGATGCAATCGCCTGGATCGGTTATTGACCAGCGTGCTCGTAATTGGTTTGGACTGAAGCGGCAGGCCCTGAAAGGCGCCAAGACCGGCAATGTGATCTCGATTGGCGTTACCGAGAGCATCGAATCGGTCGATCTGAAGAACCTGCGTGACGCTGCGGAGTTCTCGCGGAACAACTGCATCAAGAACATCTCGACCGCGGCGAAGATGCCCGCCTCAATGCTGTATCAGGAGACGCTGACCGAAGGGTTCGGCGAAGGCTCGGAAGACGCCAAGATCATCGCGCGTTATATCGACCGCATGCGCATCGAGATGCAGCCGGATTACCGTTTCATGGACGAAATCGTCATGAGGCGCGCATGGAGTCCTGAGTTCTACAAGATCATCCAGCGCAAGTACGCTGAGTATCAACGCGTTCCGTACGAGACGGCCTTCTACGAGTGGAAGAACGCATTCACGGCGACGTGGCCGAATCTGCTGGTTGAGCCGGAATCGGAGTTGATCAAGGTTGACGATACCGTGATGAAGTCGGCGATCGCTCTGTATGAGGTCGTCTCCCCGCAACTTGACCCGCCAAACAAGGCGCGCGCGACTATCTGGCTTGCCGAAGTCGCCAACGAGCGGAAAAAGCTGTTTTCCACTCCGCTTGAGCTGGACGAAGATGCGCTTGCGTCGTATGTCCCGCCCGAGCCCGAAACAGAGCCTAAACCCATTGTCGAAAGCAGCCACGAATGAGCGTCCGCCCCTCCATCAACGCGACTTTTCACGAAGTCCTGACGGCGGCGGTTCGCGATATTTCAGAGAACGGGTATGACGACATCGCGCGGCTGGATAACTGGCTGCGCCGGCTGAGGCTCGCTGCCATTGCCGACCTTCCGTCTCCGCAGGAAATCCAGAGCCGGATGCAACTGGCGATGCAGACCGTCTTTGACCGGACGTTCTCGAAGTCGGCGGCACTGCGGTATCACCCGGGTATTCCGCGGTTCACGCTGGAGCGCCTGAAGCCATTCGCGCGCGCCGAGCTCGACAAGCGGATTCTCGCCAGCGCGAACCTGATCAAGCTGAACCGCGAGCAGGCGATCGAGAAAACCCTCCAGCGGTTCTCTGGCTGGGCGACGTCGATACCCGATCAGGGCTCGCGCGTGGTCGACAAGCCGGAAGTCAAGGAGAACATCGAGAAGCCCATCAAGCAGATCAAGTATGAGGCGCGGCGAGTCAGCATAGACCAGGGGCATAAGCTGATCGATGCCGTCAACGATGCGGTGGCCAAGCAAAGCGGTGCAATCGCTGCGAAGTGGCGCTCGCACTTCAAGCAGGCAGGCTATGACGCCCGTCCTGACCATGCGGATCGCGACAGCAAGA